ACTAAACTATTGTCTAAGTGAATCTAATGTAAAGCAGAGAGAGTCAATTTAAGCTTCTGGCAAAGCTAAATGTCTAGATTGGATATGTGGTTGGAAGCGACTTTCTCATCCCAATACCCTGTTTTGACAAAGTTTCAATAATACTCTAACAGTCTTGGGTGAGAGTCATCGGGGAAATACCTCATCCTTGACTCTATAATAAAGTTTAGAGACGGAAAAGGCAATTCGGCTTACAGAGACTCATATATACATCAGAGATATAAACCTGGGTTGTCTTTGAATAATTAATTCTAACCTACATAGAATTGCTTCTGAAGGACAAACTTATTGGGATCCCGAAAGATATACCATCCATCGTAACTAGATCGATCGCCTGCGTGAAGGCAGAACTTGCTGCAGAAATCTATGTTCCACCATTCTCTAACAGCATAATCTTTAATAACCTAACCTAATCCATATCTTATATCAACATCCTTGGTGGTATATGCTAACGATTTCATCTTGTCGACAAAGTCTGCTCTTTTTGCTTTTTGCTCCCAAACCACTAAGTCATCTCCTGCTGCTAAGATATTGTTTGGTAGTTACAACTCATAGAGAGCATATTTAGCATACATAATACTCCTTAAAGTATTTCCTAAAGTAGTTAGTGTGGGATGCCCAGAGAAAGTGGTACCTTTCAGTTTAAAAAGTTAATACTCATTACCAAATAGCTCTTTAGGGACCTTACTAGCACAGGGGATTCCGGGGGAAGGCACATACACGTCGAAGATCAGATTACAAGCATTCTCAACAATCAAATTACACAATTTCTCAATATTGATGCTAAAATCTACGTTCTACTAGATGACTTCCAGGTATTGTTTTATTCTCGGAGAGAACGCTCTCCAGAAGTTTACATCCACAGCCTCCTGCAGCTTGTAATGCTAATTGCTATCGAATGCAGATCCGTCCATGCTGATTGACACATATTGATCTGGATCTTTTCCTAAGAGATCCTTCACTCTTTACTTGAGACCTGAAGAATCCAGCCCGTGACAGAAACTCATAAGTAGGGGTTTTCCTTCGTACTCAGATTTAAAATCTCTGAAGATATACTATTGAATATATGTTAAAAGACCGCACCCTTCTTTGCTAGGAACAAAAATGTTTCGAGGTCATTCAGATAAATCATTAACATCTTAATCAATAGTCTTAGTATATGTCTCGCCCGATTTTACCATCGTAGAAAAGAATACATCAAAGTCTTTTTAATGGGCTCCTTTCAATTGCTTAAATAGCTATTAATAGTACTTATTCTTTTTGGATGTGCTCCACTAAGTTTTACTGGCTAACCATTCTTCAGGATCGATATATTTAATATCTACTTAAACTGCCCTCCGGGTTAAAATTTCGAAAAACCTTCTCGACAACAGAGACAATCTGTCAACCACTTTCTGCTCTGGCTGCAATTTATTCGAATTGTGTCTTCCTATGAATGCTGCATACGAGTTGTTAAAAGACTTACTATCATATTCATACGTGATTAGCTCTTGTCCATTTTTGTATACATCGTACCCTACCTGAATACATTCGGCCTATCACACAGAAGTGTGTTAAGAAACCAGAGAGTTCAGTTTATTTAAGCTGACTTGATTTACATCTCCGAAGTGTTATAACTAAGGAGCCAAGAAATCTATGATCTG